GAGTTTTACTGACAATACTCAGATTGACCTTTATATTAACAACAGTAATGAGTTTAGATTTGAAGCAGATGGAGATTTTCATGCTGATGGAGATGTAATTGCATACTCTACAACTACTCCTTCTGATGAAAGATTAAAAGAAAATGTTAAGGTAATTGAAAATCCATTAGAAAAGTTAGACAAGTTAAGAGGTGTAACATTTGACTGGATAGATAGAGAAGATAAAAGATCAGGTGGTATTATAGCACAAGAGCTAGAGAAGGTAATGCCTGAACTTGTAAGAGAAGTTGATAGCCTTAAAAATGAGGACAGCTTTAAAGCAGTAGATTATAATGGTCTTATTGGATTGTTAATTGAAGCTGTTAAAGAATTAAGTGATAAATGTAATAATTGTAAAAAATAATAAAATGGCTTTAATAGGAAATTGTACACATACAAAATATGAATTAAATGGTGAGAAAGAATATGTTGTTGTAGAACAGCCTGATGGTACAATGAAAGAAGAACTGCAAGATGTACCAACAGCAACAGAAACTGAATACAATAATGTTTATGTTATAATAAAACAAGTTGAGTTCTTTCAAACATA